GTTTAGCAAAAGCGTCGGTTCGGTTTTTAATTCAAGCCGGATTGTACTTTTGGAATCGACTTGGTAAAGAATGGAATAAAGCGGCGAACAAATGGAATTCGCACTAAAAAAATAAACTATGGCATCACTTACGAACACAAAAATCAAAGATACTTACGACGGGCTATTGAAGACAACCGACAATGACGCCCTTGGGGGAACGTATAAACTTATCACCGACGGACTTGGAAATTCTTCAAATCTTTATTTGGGAACGGGGGGCAACGTCGGGATAGGAGAGTCAGACCCTTCAGGATATTGGGGACAAGCTTCCAACTTGGTTTTGAATGATAGCAATACGGGACTTACTATAAAATCAACTACTACGGGGAATGGTAGGGTAGTATTTACAGATACAAAAAGTAGCACTTCGGGACTTTCAGACGGGGGTATGATTCATTATGACCATAGCGGTGATAGTATGCGACTTCACACTAATGGTTCAGAACGTATGCGCATCGACTCAAGTGGTCGAGTAGGCATAGGCACGACGAGTCCTACTGCTAAGACGGATATTAGAACTTCGGCAAGCTCAGGCGCAACTAATGCACCAACTTTTAGGGCTTTCGGTTATGATACAGACTCATATTTTGAAGTAAATAACAACGCAAACAATAGTGCTAACATAAAATTAACAAGAAGCGATGCAGCAACTATGTTTAGTATTGATGGGCATAGTGGTACAACATTTTTTGAAGGTAACGTCGGCATAGGAACGACGAGTCCCGCTTCTAAATTTGTCGTAAAAGGTTCAGGAACTTCGCCAATAGTTTACTTTGGTAATGGAGTAGATAATGCACCAAACAGACAACTTGCTTTTAGTGGTGGTTCTTCGGGACTTGTTTGGGATTTAGATGCAACAGGTGCTTCAAGTGTTGGCGGTCAACTCACACTTTCAACGAATGGAAGCGAAGCAATGCGCATAGACTCAAGTGGAAACGTCGGCATAGGTACGAGTAGTCCGTCAAGACAGTTAACTGTTCAAAATAGCGGAAATGCCATTGTTTCAATAAAATCGGGTACTTCTTCTTCTTCGTTTTTATTAATGGGTGATTCAAGTTCCGACAATATCGGAATGTTAAAGTATGATAATTCTATTAATTCACTTCAATTTTATGCGGGAAGCAATTCAACAGAACGTATGCGCATCGATTCGAGTGGTGTTGTACAAGTAAGAAATGTTGATTCACCAACTTTACAACTATTTAATACAGATGCATCTTTGACTGCAAATCAAGTTATTGGCGACATTGACTTTTATCAGTCTGACCCAAGTGGCAGTGGTGTTGGTGTTGTTAGTAAAATAAGAAGTATAAACTCAAGCTCATTTCAGGGCGAAGCGGGATTGGCTTTCCATACAGGCACAACAAGTGGTTTAACAGAACGTATGCGCATTACGAGTGGGGGGGATGTTTTAATTGGAACTACAAGTAATGTTGTTGGTGGTGTTGGAGGTCATTCATTAGTGATTGATGCTGCAAATCAAAATTTAGGAATAAAAACGGCTTCAGGAAATCAACAAGCTGTAAGATTCGCAAATGATACTACGGCAGTAGGTTCTATAAACCTCACAACTACTTCAACTTCTTATGCTACTTCTTCTGACTATCGCTTAAAAGAAAACGTAGTAGATTTAACAGGTGCTTTGGATAGGGTTGACCAACTTGAACCAAAACGCTTTAACTTTATTGCAGACGCCGAAACAACCGTTGACGGGTTTATTGCACACGAAGTACAAAGCGTGATTCCTGAAGCGGTTACGGGCGAAAAAGACGCCGTTGACGACGAAGGGAATCCACAATATCAAGGAATTGACCAATCGAAAATCGTACCGCTATTGGTTGGCGCAATCAAAGAATTAAAAGCTGAAATCGAAACTTTAAAATCACAAATAAATTCATAAAAAATGGCAAATACTTATTCATGGGTTATTGGAAACCTAAACGCAAAAATCGAAAGTGACGGTTTGGAAAACGTCATTGAAACAATACATTGGCGATTGCAAGCAACCGACGAAAACGAAAACGTTGTTGACGTTTACGGTTCATGCGGACTTGAAGCACCTGAAGCGGAATCATTCATTTCATTTGATTCACTTACGCAATCAGACGTTGAAGGTTGGCTTGAATCAATCCTTGACGTTGATTCGTTGAAAGCCGGACTTGATTCGCAACTTGAAAGCATTGCAAACCCAACACACGTTGACTTGCAAATATCTTAATACTAATTTTTAAATTTTAAAATCATGGGAAAAGAAAAAAAGACCCCCATTGAAATTGACGGCAATGAATACTTTTTTGAAGACTTAACAGACGAACAAAAGGCACTTGTCAATCACATTGCGGACTTAGACCGTAAAATCGTAAATTCAAAATTCAATTTGGAACAACTTGAATTCGGGAAAAACGCGTTTGTTGACGCCTTGAAAAAAACTTTGTGAGGTGGGTATAATAAACGGAACAACTTTTTTGTTGTACAAAGATGACGTTGCAATCGGTCACACAACCGAAACGGCGGTGTCTTTGAACGTTGATTTGCCGACAAGCACAAGCAAAGATTCAGCGGGGTTTCAAGAAGTCCTTGCGGGCGTTCGTTCAGGAAGTGTTTCGGCGGCGGGTTTGGTAAACTATGACGACGCGGTAAACTTTGAAGAACTTGCGGACATGGTATTGACGCGCCAACGTGCTGAATTCTTTTTCACACAAGCGACCGGGGCGGACGGTTTGGTTTTCCAAGGCGAAGGATTTTTGACAAGCGTTGAACAAGTTGCGGATAGTGAAGTCGCAACAACCTTTGACATTGAAATTTCAATCACCGGACTTTATTCAATCATTGACGAAACCGACGGCGAAATTTGGAACACCGCCCTTGGTATTTGGGAACAAATTGACATAAATTGGAATGAAGTTTGACAAATTAAAAAAACGTATATTTGTATAAAATTTAATATCATTAAACCATGGCAACATCAGGAGTTTTCAACGGAACTGACCTAATTGTGAAACTTGACACAAACGGCGGTACACTTGCAAAAGTTGGTCACACAACTTCATGTTCAATTTCACTTTCAAACGATTTGCCGGAAGCAACAACAAAAGATTCAGGCGGTTATCAAGAAGTGATTGCCGGTGTAATTTCCGGGGAAATTTCATTTGACGGTTTAGTTGTTTATGACGAAAGCGGTACACCAACACCAAAGAACGCGATTGACCTTGCGGATTTCTTATTGGCGCGCACAAAACTTGACGTTTCATTTGGAACTGAAGAAACGGGCGACGCGGTTTATTCCGCCGACGCGTTTTTATCAAGTGTTGAAATTAGCGCGGAAATGGAAAGTCCCGTTTCATATTCGGGTTCACTTACTTTGACCGGTGCAATCACTAAGTCAACGAATTAATAAAATAACGTAAAAGGGGTACATAATGGCAAACAGAAAAAGGGGATTTTACACCGTCAAACTTGGTGGGAAAAATCGCACGTTACATTTTAGCATGAATTTTTGGGCAAATTTCACCGACGAAATGGATTTGCCTATTGAACAAATCGGAAATGTTTTTCAAGGGGGCGTATCAATTTCAGCGATTCGCGCCCTTGTTTATTCCGCATTGTTGGCAAATGAACAAGAACAAGGAAACGAAATTGATTTCACAATTTACACCGTTGGCGCATGGCTTGAAGACCTTGACGCAACCGAACTTGAAAAAATTGTTGAAGCAATGACCGAATCAAAAATCCTTGGAAATGATTTGAACGCCGGTATAAAACGCAACGTCACAAAATCCACAAAGGCGGGAAAGTAAGAACCCGGCTTACATGGAATCATTTGCTTGACTATTATATTGGGCAAGTCGGGATTTCGCCAAATGAGTTTTGGCAATACACATGGTCAGAAAATCAGTTGCTTGGTGAAGCGCACAACATCAAACAAAATTTGGAATGGGAACGAACGCGTTACATTTCAACAATGTTGTTCAACACCAATTGCAACAAACGGGCGCAAATGATAACCCCGGACAAACTTTTTCCGTTGCCGCAAGACGTTTATTTGGAACGTGGCAAACCTAAGTCAGACCCGAAACAAGCAATGGAATTTTTGAAACGGGTTGAAAAACTGAAGAAACAAAAAGGGCAATAATGTCCTTTTTTTATTTTGTATTTTTGTTGAAAACTTATCCATGGCAAACACCCTTAAAGTAGTATTGACGGGCGACGCGTCGCAACTGAATTCGGCACTTAATAAAACAAGCGCACGTTTGAAAAATTTTGGTTCAAAGGCGCAAGCAATCGGGTCAAAGATTTCAAGGAATTTGACAATGCCGTTGACATTGGTTGGTGGCGCATCGGTCAAACTTGCGGTTGACTTTGACAAGTCAATGACAAAGATTGAATCCCTTGTTGGAATTGCGGGTGAAGAAGTTGCCAAAATGGGTGACACCGCCAAACAAATGGCAACCGACACCGGGCGTTCAGCAAGTGAAGCCGCCGACGCATTGTTTTTCATTACGTCCGCCGGTTTGGAAGGTGAACAAGCAATGAACGTTTTGAACGCATCTTTGCAAGCCGCCGCGGTTGGACTTGGTGACACCGCAA